CCCCCTTGTCTTTTTTAGTACCCCCGTTGCAAATTTTATTTTTTATGTTAAATTCGGGCCTTCAACACAACCCGTTGTGTTTGCGACATGATCACTTGTACCCCCGACATCGGCGTTGAAATGCCGTTCACACCACTGCCTTACGCGGAACTACGCGAGAGGGCGGCTGCTGCATGTGCCACGATAGAAGTCTTAAAAGAACATGGCTTGCCTGAAGAAGTACTGGAACCGGACGCCGCAGACAGGGCACGAATAGCTACAATCGTTAACTCGTTTGCAGAAGACGAAGCTAAAACCAACGAAATCTTAACTACAGCCAAGTTCTCTAACCTACCCCCTGCGGTTTTGGTAGGAGTACATGAGACTCTAAAAGACTTTAGCCACGCAGTAGTTAAGCAAGCTACTCAAATCCGGCACCTAGTAACGAACAAACTCATACTAGAGACAAGCAACCCTGATCCGCGAGTTCGGATCAAAGCGTTGGAACTACTAGGCAAGATTTCCGACGTAGGTCTGTTTACAGACCGCTCGGAAGTGACGGTTACACACCGTTCTACAGACGATCTGAAGTCCAATCTGCAAGAAAAACTCGCCTTACTACGTAAAAAAGCCAATGAAATTGAGATTACTGACGTAGAAATGCGCGAATTGGGCGTAAAAACAGTCCAAGATGAGGCACAACAGTGAGTATCGAGCTAGATGACGCTGATATTGACCTGCTTTTGCAGAATATCGACGACTTTGACGCGGCTGAACAGCAGGAAATACTCGAAATTGCGGAAGTTTTGGCTGAAAGGAAGCGTTCTGAGGCTGCTAGGAACGACTTAATTGAGTTTTGTCGCGCTATGCAGCCCGATTACAAGGTCGGTAAGCACCACAGGATACTGGCGAACCTGTTAATGGACATCGCAGAGGGTAAAAAAGACCGTATTTGCGTCAATATGCCCCCTCGCCACGGCAAATCTCAGCTTGTTTCTATCTATTTTCCCGCTTGGTTTATTGGCAGATACCCGAATAAAAAGGTACTTATGGTGTCCCATACGACCGATTTGGCGGTGGATTTCGGTCGGAAAGTGAGGAACTTAATTGACTCTGACTCGTATAGAAAGATTTTCCCAACCGTCTACCTTGCGGCTGATTCAAAAAGTGCGGGACGGTGGAACACTAACGCGGGCGGAGAATATTTTGCTTGCGGCGTTGGGTCGGCACTTGCTGGCCGAGGCGCGGATTTACTACTCGTCGATGACCCACATAACGAGCAAGACATTATCAATGGAAACTTTGACGTCTTTGATAAGGCGTACGAGTGGTTTACCTACGGCGCTCGAACTCGTCTCATGCCCGGAGGACGGGTGGCGATTATACAAACCCGATGGCACCTCGATGATCTCACGGGACGGGTATTAAAGGACATGCACAACGAGAACGCTGACCAGTACAACGTGGTCGAGTTCCCGGCAATCCTAGAGATTAAAGACAAAGAGACGTCAAAAATTACCGAAAAGGCATTATGGCCTGAGTTCTTTGACATCCCCGCTCTGCTGCGAACAAAGGCGTCTATGCCGGTGTTCCAGTGGAACGCGCAGTACCAGCAGAACCCTACCGCCGAGGAAGCGGCGTTAGTAAAAAGGGAGTGGTGGCAGATATGGGAAAAGGATAGCCCACCCTCCTGCGAATATATTATTATGTCATTGGATGCTGCGGCTGAGTCGCACAACCGGGCGGACTTTACAGCACTAACAACTTGGGGTGTGTTCTTAAACGAGGAGTTGAACGCCTACCACCTCATTCTTCTTAACAGCATAAAGAAACGGTTGGAGTTCCCTGAACTGAAGACTTTGGCGTTGGAGGAGTGGAAAGAGTGGGAGCCGGACTCGTTTATTGTAGAGAAGAAAAGTGCCGGTACGCAGCTATACCAAGAGTTGCGCAGGATGGGAATTCCGGTGCAAGAGTATACCCCGCACCGAGGTACAGGCGACAAGATGGCACGTCTGAACTCCGTTGCAGACATTGTGAGATCGGGATTGTGTTGGGTTCCCGAGACGCGCTGGGCAGAAGAGGTAGTTGAGGAGATCGCCGGGTTCCCGTTTGTATCTAACGATGACTTGGTTGACTCCACTGTCATGGCCTTGATGAGATTTAGAAACGGCGGGTTTATCCGCTTGCCTTCCGACGAACCTGATGAAATTAAATATTTCAAAAGCCGCAAGCGCGGTGGATATTATTAAGGAGCCGGTATGGCGTCTAACAGCATAAGCAAGTCTATATATACAGCCCCGCAAGGCGTGGTGCAGGACGAGATCGAGATCGATATTCTGGACGAAGGCGCTCCTCCTGACCTCGTATTTAATGACGACGGTACAGTTGAGGTAGTACTGGAGAAGGAAGAGAAGTCGAAAAGTAAGGGCGAGTTTGACGAGAATCTGGCAGAAACGCTAGACGAAGGCGTCCTAAACCAGCTTGCTGGCGAGCTTATAGAGTATGTAGACGCCGACATTTCCGCACGTAAAGATTGGGCGGACACCTACGTTAAGGGTCTGGAGGTACTGGGTTTCAAGTACGAAGAGCGCACCGAGCCGTGGGAAGATGCTTGCGGTGTGTACTCTACAGTCCTAGCTGAAGCAGCGATCCGCTTCCAAGCGGAAACAATGTCGGAGACATTTCCCGCTGGTGGCCCTGTCAAGACAAAAATTGTCGGGGCGATAGACAAGATCAAGGAAGACGCCGCCAAGCGAGTTCAGAATGACATGAACTACAAGCTGACGGAACAGATGGTGGAGTACCGCTCAGAGCACGAGCGCATGTTGTATTCCCTAGGTCTGGCGGGGTCTGCGTTTAAGAAGGTCTACTTTGACCCCAACATCGGGCGTCAAGTCTCTATTTATATATCCGCTGAAGACGTGATCGTGCCGTATGGCGCGTCACATATTGAGTTCGCAGAGCGTGTTACCCACGTTATGCGCAAGACCAAGAACGAGCTAAAGAAGCTACAGCTTTCAGGCTTTTATCGTGACGTGGACTTGGGCGAGCCGGAGTCATTCCCTACCGACATCGAGAAGAAGAAAGCGGAAGAGGGTGGCTACACTATCACGGATGACGACCGCTATACGTTGTATGAGATTCATGCAGACCTGATTATCGAGGGTGCAGAAGAAGGGGACGATGATATTGCCGTCCCATACGTTGTAACTATCGAGCGCGGGACTCAAGAGGTTTTGGCTATCCGCCGTAACTGGGAGGAAGATGATGAGCTACGTCTTAAGCGCAACCACTTCGTACACTATGTATATATCCCCGGTTTTGGTTTCTATGGCCTTGGACTTATTCACATTATTGGCGGGTATGCTCGCGCTGGAACAAGCATTATCCGACAACTTGTGGATGCAGGAACTCTATCTAATCTTCCGGGAGGACTGAAAGCCCGGGGGCTGCGGATCAAGGGTGACGATACCCCTGTAGGCCCGGGTGAGTTCAAGGATGTTGACCTGCCTAGCGGTACTATCAAAGACAACATCATGTTGATGCCGTACAAAGAACCGTCACAGGTTCTGGCGGCGCTGCTAGAAAAAATCACCGAAGAAGGCCGTAGGCTGGGTGCAATTAGCGACATGAACATTAGCGACATGTCGGCGCAAGCCCCAGTAGGCACAACGTTGGCTCTTTTGGAGCGTACGTTAAAGCCAATGGCAGCCGTTCAGTCACGTGTGCACTTTGCGATGAAGATGGAGTTCAAGCTCCTCAAAGCTATCATCCGTGACTACACCCCGACAGAGTACGAGTACACGCCTGATGTAGATGAGTCCCGCATGGTCAAGCAAGCTGACTATGACATGGTGGACATCATCCCTGTCTCTGATCCTAACGCCAGCACGATGGCGCAGCGTATCGTCACATACCAAGCTGCGTTCCAGATGGCACAGTCTGCCCCTCAGATTTATGACTTGCCGTATCTACACAAGGAGATGCTGGAGGTTCTAGGGCTGAAGAACATCGACAAGATCATACCGACTGCGGAAGATCAGAAACCGCGTGATCCGATCAGCGAGAACATGTCTGCATTGGTTGGTAAACCGATGAAGGCGTTTATCTACCAAGATCATGAGGCGCATATAACCGCGCACATGGCTATGATGCAAGACCCAGCGATTGCCCAAATGATTGGTCAAAACCCGCAAGCGCAGCAGATTATGGCAGCACTGCAAGCGCACATTGCGGAGCACTTGGCATTTAGCTACCGCAAGAAGATTGAGGAACAGCTTGGTGCCCCACTACCCGCTCCCGACGAGGAGTTGCCAGAAGAAATCGAAGTCCAGTTGTCGCGTCTGGTTGCACAAGCAGGACAGCAACTTACCCAGCAACACCAGCAAGAAGCCGCTCAACAGCAGGCGCAGCAGCAAGCACAAGACCCGCTGTTCCAGCTTGAGCAAGCCAAGTTGCAGACGCAACAAGCCGAAGTACAGCGTAAAGCTGCTAAAGATCAGGCAGATATGAAGATCGCAGCAGCGAAGCTTGCGTTGGAAGACAAGCGTATAGGCGTTGAGGCGCAGAAAGAAGGTATGCGCTTGCAGTCCCAAGAGAAGCAAAACAACAACCGTCTCAAAATAGACGCGCTGAAAACTCTAGCTACTCCCCCTAAACAACAGGCGGAGCCAGCTAAGAAAAAATCTAAGGAAGACTAATGGCTAAAACCGTCTTTGACGTGCTTAAAGAAAAGATTGATGAACAGATAGAAATGTATCAGGGGCATCTATTGGATGGCTCTTGCGAAGACTTTGCTAAATACAAAGAATTGTGCGGCGTGATTCGTGGTCTAGCGACCGCACGTAGAGAAGTACTAGACCTTGCTAAACATGTGGAAGAAGACGATGACTGAACTAGCGATTGCTACTGCGGATGGTGAAACTTCAATTTTGCCCGAAACGGCGGAAGAGAAAGCGAAACAACTGCCAACCCCTGTTGGATACAAAATTCTATGCGCTCTGCCAGAGATAGAAGACAAGTACGACAGTGGGCTAATCAAAGCAGACACAACCAAGAAACACGAGGAAATATTGGCTACGGTGTATTTCGTCGTATCTCTTGGCCCTGACTGCTATACCGACAAAGAACGCTACCCCACTGGCCCGTGGTGTAAGGCTGGGGACTTTATCCTCGTGCGCCCCCACACGGGTACGCGGATAAAGATTCATGGGAAAGAGTTCCGCATGATCAACGAAGACAGCGTTGATGGTGTGGTCGAAGACCCCCGTGGTATTTCACGTGCATAAGGAGCCATAGATGCAAAAGACCGAGTTTGAATTCCCCGATCCAGACAAACAAGAGTCTGGCAAAGAAGAAGTTATTAAAGTGGAAATTGAGGCGGCAGCCGACGAGGGTGACGACAATATCGACATCGAAGTTGTCGATGACACCCCGCCCAAAGACCGTGGCCGTAAACCTGCCGAACCCCCAGAAGAGGTAACTGACGAAGAACTTCAGGACTATTCTGAGAAGGTACGTAAGCGCCTACAACACTTTAGTAAGGGATACCACAAGGGATACCACGACGAGCGTCGGGCTAAAGAAGATGCCCTGCGTAAGGAAGAAGAGGCTATTAGGGCGGCTAGGGCTATTGCCGAAGAGAACCGTCGCCTTAAAGAGTTGGTAAACAAGAACCAAGAAGTCCTGCTGGAGCAAGCTAAACGGGAGGCCGCTGCGGAGTTGGAGGCTAAGAAGCGTAGCTTTAAAGAAGCCTACGAATCTGGCGATTCCAACGCTGTGGTGGAGGCGCAAGAAGAGCTAACTGCTGCCAAGCTAAAGGCAGATAAAGTTAACAATTTTACGTTTGCCCCTTTACAAGATGACAGCAGTGATGTACAACCTGCTTCAACTCAGGTCGCGGATCGCAAAGCACAGGCGTGGCAGCAAGCTAACACGTGGTTTGGAACCGATGACGAAATGACAAGTTTTGCTTTGGGGTTACATCAAAAGCTAGTTAAGCAAGGTGTTGATCCAAAAAG